CACGCTTAATATAGTTCTCACGGGTCATGTTTAGCAAGATGTTGAGTCGTTTTAGCTCACTATTCATCTGGCTAATCCACCATGCCATAGGTGCTACGATTAACGTAACAACAATATTCCATATCATTGGCATAGAAATTTCCATAACGTATCCTTTTCTTTACAGATTACACACCTTTGTGTTACGCTGCAAATATAAAGATGGTTTTTTCATTTTTTTGCTCCTCCCAACTAAGGGGTCTTTGCGGCCCCTTTTTCTTGTTATAGTATAAGTTGAGGCGTATTCTCCCTTTTTACGCTTCGAGGCGAAGCAGATACCCCCACCCAGAGATCTGCTTCGCCACTAGACGTACAGTGGTAGTATCTGTTATAGTCTACTTAATGAGTTATGTGAGGGCGTAATGGCTATTGAAAAACCTATGACTCCATTTGATCCAAATGGTATAAATCCAGAAGATATTGTAGAAGAAGTTGATAACGTTGAAGTAGAGATAGTAAACCCAGATGCGGTAGCTATCAACACTGATGATGGGGGAGTAATCATAGATTTTGAAGGAGACCTGACCGAAAGTATTGCAGGCCCAGATCATGATGCAAACCTAGCAGAGTTTATCGATGAAGCTGTATTACAATCAATGGCGTCTGAACTTGTAGGAGAGTTTAGTTCTGATCGTGAGTCTAGAAAAGACTGGGCAAGAGCCTACGTTAAGGGATTAGATCTTCTTGGGATGAAGATAGAAGAACGTAGCCAACCGTGGCAAGGGGCATCTGGAGTGTTCCATCCAGTTCTTACAGAAGCTGTTGTTAGGTTTCAGGCACAGGCAATGGGTGAGTTATTCCCTGCGTCTGGGCCAGTAAGAACCAAGATTATGGGTAAACTAACCCCAGAAAAGACAGATCAAGCTGACAGAATCCAGACAGAGATGAACTATCTTCTGACTGAAGAGATGACGGAATACCGTGATGAGACAGAACAAATGCTTTTCAAGCTACCGCTTGCAGGTTCTGCTTTCAAAAAGGTTTACTATGATCCGTTAGAGGATAGACCTGTAGCTATGTTTGTTCCCGCAGAGGACTTTGTTGTTTCATATGGTGCATCAGATCTAGCTTCCTGCCCTAGATACACACATATTATGAAAAAGACGGCTAACGAGATATTAGAGCTGCAAGTCGCAGGATTCTACAGGGAAGTAGAATTACCAGAACCTGAACCAGATTTTTCTGATATCCAAGAAAAGTATGATGAGCTTGATGGTGAGAGCGCAGTTATAGAAGACGATGATCGTCATACGATTCTTGAGATGCATGTTACCATGAACATGCCAGATGAGTTTGATGATCCAGATGGTATAGCACGCCCTTATGTTATTACTATAGACAAGACCTCTCGTGAGATATTAGCCATTAGAAGAAATTGGTATGAGAATGACAAAAAGAAAAAGAAACGACTACACTTCGTACATTATAGATACCTTCCTGGCTTGGGTTTCTACGGTACAGGTCTTATACATCTCATCGGTGGATTGGCTAAGTCGGCAACTTCGATCCTTCGTCAACTTATTGATGCGGGTACACTATCTAATTTGCCTGCGGGTCTTAAAGCTCGCGGTCTCCGTATTAAAGGTGACGACACCCCTCTTATGCCAGGTGAGTTCAGGGACGTTGATGTTCCAGGTGGTGCGATACGGGATTCAATTACGTTCATCCCTTACAAAGAGCCATCAGGAGTTCTCTACTCGTTACTTGGCAACATTGTCGAAGAAGGACGCAGGATAGGTTCTGTTGCAGACATACAGGTGGGAGATATGAACTCTCAAGCACCTGTGGGTACAACGCTTGCTCTTATGGAGCGTAGTATGAAGGTTATGTCTGGTGTGCAGGCTCGCATGCATGCCTCTATGAAGAACGAACTGCGACTGTTGGCAAAGATTATTCGTGACTACATGCCTGCTGAGTATGCGTATGAGATGGATGGCGACTTCAATAGACAGAAAGATTTTGATGCTCGTGTTGATGTCATACCTGTTTCAGACCCTAATGCTGCTACGATGTCCCAAAGGATTATGCAGTATCAGGCGGCGTTGCAGCTTTCTCAGCAAGCTCCTCAATTATATGATATGGGGAAGCTGCATCGTCAGATGCTAGAGGTGTTGGGAATACAGGATGCAAGCGATATTGTTAAACTACCTGATGATATTAAACCTGCTGATCCTGTCACAGAAAACATGATGATGCTCAAACAAGAGCCAACCAAAGCATTCAAGTATCAAGATCACGAAGCGCACATAGCGGTGCATATGGCTGCGATAGAAGATCCTAAGATGCGAGAGCTTGTAGGGCAGTCACCGTTTGCACAGGCTATCGGGGCGGCTATGGCTGCACATGTCACAGAGCATGTTGCCTTCCAGTACAGACGTGAGATTGAAAAGATGCTTGGTGTCGAGATGCCAAACGAAGATCAGCCACTACCAGAAGATGTAGAGGTGGAGATCTCAAGACTCGCAAAAGAAGCGTCAGAAAAACTGTTGCAGAAGAGCCAAGGGGAAGCTCAACAAGAGCAAATTCAGCAGCAACAGCAAGATCCTGTTGTACAAATGCAACAGGCAGAACTACAAATGAAGCAAAGAGAACTAGAGCACAAGATTCAAATGGATACGCAGAAGTTGCAGCTTGATGCGATGACAAAAAGTTCAAATGCACAAATTCAACAGGAACGTATTTCCGCTGAGAACCAACGTGAGGGTGCACGTCTTGGCGTAAAACTAGCCACTGATCTGGATAAATCACAGCGTGAAGACCAGAAAGAGGGTGCAAAACTGGGTATCGAAATAGCGAAGGAGCTTGTAAAGGGAGATGAGTGATACTGTATTTTCGCTGTTAGGGCGAAAGCTTGACGAGTATGAGGAGGATATTAAAACATATCTTGCGTCTGGTCAGGCAGAAGATCTTAGTTCTTACAATCGTTTGGTGGGGCGATGTGATCTTGTAAAAATTATACGACAAGATTTAGAGGATATAGAGAAAAGATATATTGAAAGTTAAAAATTTTTTTACTATTGTCCAAATCAGGGAGTATTCGTGGATGTCCACGCAAGGTGACTGTGAACCTTTAAATCACTGCAAGGTATTGAAATGTATACAGGAAATACGACTACAGAAGAAAAAGTAGCTCATCAGCTACCACAGCCAAAGGGATACAAGATCCTAATTGGCGTACCAGAAATCAGCGACAAAACAGAGGGTGGGGTGTATATGCCTGATGGCCTTAAAGCCTCAGAAGAAACCGCTTCTATTATTGGTTTTGTTATGGAACTAGGCCCAGACGCCTATGCTGACAAAGACAAATTCCCACATGGTGAGTACTGCAAGAAAGGAGATTTTGTAATCTTCCGATCTTATTCAGGCACTCGATTTAAGATACATGGGAAAGAGTTCCGTCTTATTAACGATGATACTGTTGAGGCAGTAGTAGAAGATCCAAGGGGGTATACAAGGGCATGAATAACGCAGCAGAACAAGAAGTAGAATTTGAAGATGAAACAGTAGCAGAAGCTATTCAGTCTGCAACTGTTGATTCTGAAGAGGATGATGGCTTTGAAATAGAAGTTGTTGACGATACGCCAGAAGAAGATAGGGGAAAACCTAGAAGGGCTGAGGGTAGTGAGCCTCAAATTCCTGATGATGATGAAATAGAAAACTATAATGATAATGTTCAAAAACGCATTAAACAATTAAAGTTTGAGTATCATGAGGAAAGAAGGGCAAAAGAAGAAGCTGCTCGACTTCAGGATGAAGCATTACGCTATGCAGAGCAAATTAAACAAGAGAACGACAGACTAAAGAAAACTCTTACAGATGGCGAAGCAGTTCTGGTTAATCAAGCTAAGGGTCGTGTAGACGCACAGCTAGAAAAAGCTAGAGCCGCTTACAAGTCAGCGTATGAGACTGGTGACTCTGATGCTCTTATTGAAGCTCAAGAAGCAATAGCAAAGCTAAGTGTAGAAAAAGATAAGTATGATTCATACAAACCTAAACCTGCACCACAGCCTGCGCCACAGCCACAGTACCAACAGGAAAACATTCAGCCAAGAAAACCTAGTCAAATGGGTGTAGAATGGGCAGAAGATAATCCTTGGTTTGGTGAGTGGAGTAAAGAGTATGATCCTGAAATGACAGGGTACGCTTTTGGTGTTCATGAAAAACTTATTAAAAGTGGTATTGCGCCAGACACTGAAGAGTACTATAATCAAATTGATGACGCGATGAGACGTGTCTTCCCAGATGAGTTTGACGATGGGCCTTTTGAGGAACCCGCACCCCAACGTCAGGCAGGCAACGTGGTTGCCCCCGCTGCTAGAAGTGGAAAAAAACCACGCAAAGTGCAACTGACCTCAACGCAAGTCTCTCTCGCCAAGAGGCTTGGTCTGACAAATGAGCAATATGCGGCGCAATTAATGAAGGAAGTGAAACGATGACGAACCGAAACTCACGCAACACAGAGACTCGTGAAGAGTCGAAACGCAAGGTGTCATGGACGAGACCTTCGATGTTACCAACCCCCGAACCCAGAGAAGGTATTGAATACCGTTGGATTCGCACCTCAACACTTGGGAGCAGTGACAATACGAATGTTTCTTCTAGATTTCGTGAGGGATGGACGCCTGTTCGGAAAGAGGATCACCCAAACCTTCAAGTTGTGTCTGATATCGATTCTCGATTTACAGACAATATTGAGGTCGGTGGATTACTGCTGTGTCAGAATGCTACCGAAAATGTGCAAGCTAGACGTGAAGCGCAGCTCCAACAGGCTGAA